TTGATTCATCATAGTTTGAAGAACAAATCCAAGGCAATAGAAGTATCTCTGTTCCATCATATTCTCTTACAGTTGCCTTATCAAAATAGGAGATATCATACACAGAATGGCCGTATAACTCCCTCATAGAGTTGATATCGTTCGTATTCTTATAATAGGTGTCGTGATTACCTATTATCAAATCTGCACGAATCTGACCCTCTACAATCGGTTTTATGAAGGTTTCATGGAGGTGTCTAGCAGTCGAGAAGTTGATAAACTTTCTTCGATCTACAATATCTCCAAGATGAATAATCTGTTTGATGTTTTCTTTCTTCAAGTAAGGAAAGAAGATATCGTTATAAAAACGACCAATATATTTTGCAAACACTTCACTATCGGATTTTCCTCCAAAATGCGTGTCCGTCACTAAAGCTATTTTCATTTATATTTTTCCATAATCTGTTTAACAAAAACAACAAGAAAAGTCAACACAACAAAAAGTAAAGCTTCTTCTGCAATGTTTTTATTCTTGTATAAAAATTCACCAAAAATTGTCACCCATATTATGCATGAAAAGTATGCAATAAATGGACAGCAAATATATATGATGTATTTCACGTTATTTTAGCTTCAACTCTTTTCTTCAACTCTGCATATCCACCAATACCAACACCATTGTAAAATATCTGTGGAAATGTCTTAAATGGTTTTATATTATAAAGTTCTTCTATTGTAAAGTCTTTTTCTAAACTTCTGTACTCATAACTAATTTTATATTCTTCACATAGTTGTTTGGAAAGAGTGCAGTATCCACAGCCTTCCTTTCCGTATATTATTACTGTGTCGTTTGCAAACATAGAAACCCTTACTCAAAAATTGTTGTTGTATCGGCAGTTCTGTTTTTGACTTTTCTTCTTTTCTTTAGTTCAAAGTCATCAATGAAACTTGACACTTTTTCTTGTGTCCATTCATTGTATTTTATCTCTGCACCAAGATTTCCATAGCTCTCTGAACCCCAAGTCAATCCTTTATGTGATTGTGAAATTGAAGCTCCTTGATCGACATTAATCTGGTCAGTCATCTTGTACTTAGTGTATAACTGTTTTTTCTCTTTTTCAATTCTTCTCAAAAATGCATAGTATATAATTTGTGTAAAATATGCAAATGGATTTTGAGACTTTTGCGGATTGAAGTTATCAATATATTGTAGAGAGTTTTCTATACCATCACTTATCATTTCTTCTTTAAATGTGTAGTTTGTAAAGTTTGGTTTGTGAGAAAGATGCGTTGCAATCTTCATAATACAACTTCCAATATATGTTGATGGCTGAGGTCTAGGATTGTTTTTTAGTTTTGCATCTTCAACTTTTTTCTTGAACTCAACAAGTGCTTCAAAAAACATTTTATTGTTGACATAATGTTCTGATTTTTTACGTGCCATTTAATGTACTTTCATAAACGTATTAGATGTTTTTTCTAACATTGCATCAAGTATCTTTGCAGATTCTTCATTTGCAACTCTTGGGTATTGGTCGATATATGAATCATCTGATGCCATATCATAATCTTCGACATTTTCTTCTTCTGTGTATCTATATTTTACAGGCTCTTCATCATACATTTCCTGAGAGTTTATATACCCCTCTATCATAATTTTAATTGGTTTCACTATAATAACAATGTGCTTTCTGTTGACATTGTAAACCTCATCATCGCTAAAAGGAAACCACGGCATGAGTCCATGACCTTTTTGCCTTCTTCCTGACATAAATCTTAGTTCAAGAGGTCGAAATAATCGAACTGTATCAGGGTCACTTGTATCTGCATAGGAAACAATTGTGTCTCCACTTGTAAGTTTAAAGAGTAATATATCGTAGTTATATAATTCTTCTGGATGTGTCATGTTACGTTTACCACCGAATATGAAAACTGCTCGTCTTTGTAAATTTTAATTCTCTCTGCAAAATGTCTTAATGTGTAATTAGGTTTACCATTATATCTTAAATCGTCTGCTAAGTCAAATATTTTTGCAAAACTTTTTTGTTTTGTTACCCTAAGCGAGCGACCAATGCTTTGTAAATTTCGTATGCGTGACTTACTAGGAGAGCCAAAGATAATGTTATGAAGATTGCGAATATTAATGCCAGTACTGAAAACACCGACACTAGCAACAATAATGCAACCCCTATGTACTTCACAAATTGCACGAACTTTTTCCCTGCTGTCTGAATCAGTTCCACCATATACGAAAAATATTTTTCTATCTGCATCTACCTGTTCCTTTATCAAATCATAAAGTATTTTGCCATGTTTTTCCACGTATTGAAAAAGAAGAAGAGTGTTCTCTGTCTGTTGGCAAGCCAAATCTGTGATAAACTTATTTCTTTTTTTGTTCGATACAATCCAATCAAGTTCATTCGAATAATCCATGTTTGAAACAAGTTTACACTCCTGATCTGTGTAGCTAAAAAGAACACACTTAATATTTAGACTTGCAAGTTGTTTTTTATCCATTAATTCTTTAGTAGAAACATTTTTTCTTGCACGACCAAACAATCCTTCAAGAACAAGTTTGTGAATATCCATACCATCAAGAGTTCCTGTAAATCCAAAACGATACTTGCATCTTTCAAGTCTTGTCATAATTGACACAAGAGACTTGGATTTGAAAGAATGGCACTCATCTCCAATCACAACTCCAAACTGTGAGAAAAATTTCTTTGGAAGTTTTACAAGAGACTGCCATGTTGATATCGTAATTCTTTTATCTGTCTGTGGATTTACTCCTGCTTGAACACAATGAATTTCCTCTCCATTTCCACCATAGTCTACAAAGTCTTTGTACATTTGTGCAACAAGAGATATTGTTGGAACTATGATAACAACCTTTTCGTCTTCGAACCATTGAGAAAGTGCATAAATCATCAAAGATTTACCGCTTCCTGTTGGACTGACCACCACTCCTCTTTTAGAAGAAATGCATTGCAGAAATCCCTCGATCTGATAGTCTCTTGGTGTCCTGTCCTTTGGTAGATTCAAATCTTCAAAAAAGTTTTTAACAGTTTCCATTGGATAGATTTGATACTCATCTTCTCCATATAAAAATCCATACTTTCTTTCCTGTGCAAAGGCACGAACATGAGGAAGAAGTCCAGCGTATATTCTACGGCTTGCGACATTGAACAATCGCATCTTTCCATCCCACTTTCTTCTTTTGAAAGCAGGCATGAACTTATGGCCAGGAACTTCATAGGTAAAAAAATCACAAAGTTCTTGTGCGATAGAGTTTTGGCAATCTATTTTAATATAAACATCATTTACTTTAGTCACTTCTAACATATTATCTTTCACATCACTCTCACATAAAGCAAGGTGTGGATGCAGTTCAGTATCCTCCAAAATTTGTTAATTTATGCCACTCAATGGCAGACTTAATCTGAAATCCTCTATTGTTTAATGCTTTCAATATATTTTCAAGTACTGATATCTTTTCCTCTATGACACCAATCTTACTGTTCAGAATTAACATTTCATCATCACTATTTACATAATCACCTATGTCTCCACGTAGAACAGTCTTTGCCCAAGGCTCACGACCAATACTTTTTAAATCTTCCTGATTATTTAAATCACCCCGATAGTAATCACTTAAAACTTGATACATTTTCTTTCTTTTGATTTGTAGAGAACGAAGTTTCATTCTTTCTTCAGAAAAGATTTCAAGGTATTTTGCATGAAGATTTGGTATACGAGTGCTCTCTTGACCGAGCTCTGTATCATCAATCTTGCAATCTTCTTTCCAGATTTGTATCAATTCTTTTAATTCCATAATCTACAGTATATTCAAAAGGTTTTGAATTGTCAATAGTAATTACGTTTATTTTTTCTATCAAAAATAAATTTTTTCTCAAGAAGGTCTATCATTTGACTACGCATCTTTATCGCTCGTTCTCTACAAGTAAAAGAGTATTCTCTTATATCGTCTTGTGAAAGACGTAATGAGAAACAAAAGAAACTTCCTTTCTTCTCTACAGAAGAACAAGAACCTCGAGCGACAAGATGTGGATTAAATCTTGCTCCGAATTTACTTTTAATGATATTAGACATATGTTGTCCTCCCCTCAAGTATTTAAATCTTCAATAATAAATTTACGATATCTAAAAGATGCTGTTGCTTCAAGGTATGCAATTTCTGTCTGTGTTACATCAAACTCAAGTGCAGTTAGAGCAACAGGAAAAAGGTCAAAAAAGGCAATACGAATGTTTGCATTGTTATTGCTTGTAAGTATAACAAGTGAACCATCAGAATAAATGTTTGCAGCCTTTGTTTGATTTGATGAAGATGCTGTTCTTCTAAGACCTCCATCTGTTGATTGTGCAATATCTTTATACTGACTAAAATTATCTGGAAATCCAAGACCAATGAGCCAGTCATAAATTTCTTGATAATTCTTCATATCCTCATCTACACGAAAACGAATATCAAAAGGTTCAAAAGATATTTTCGTGCCTGGCGCAGGATTGTTAAGAAATGGATTTGGTGTTAATGCTTCTGCCATAACCATGTTTGGTAGAGTTGCAGCCTGACAGAAATACTCTATGTTTGGTGTCCGAGACAAAACAAATCTAAATCCAAGTGGACTTAGAAAGTTTTTATTTGTAGGTTGTGTGTCTATTATTGCCATTGAACACCTTTATGTTTTGTGTGTCTCCTATTTATAAGAACTATAAACAAAAAAAGGGGAGCCGAAGCTCCCCTGAGTTGTAAGTGAATTGTTGTGTTTCTTACATTAAGTTTGTAACGAAACCAATTCTGTAGTATTTGTTGAGTTTTGCAAAAGCAATAGCACCATCTGCAGCTGTAGTTGCAAATGGATTAGCAACAATACCATAACGAGTTTTAAACCCGATTTTTGGTTGGAATGTATTCTCACCAACGGCACGAACCATTTGGAGAGGTACATATGGACAATAGAATAGACCAGCATCAAATGCAGATGCACCCTTATATCCAACTGTGTAGTATTCGTCACCACTTGCAGTTGAGAAGTATGGGTCAACATAAACTTTGATACGACCATTTAATGTTCCAGCAAATGTGTTTCCTGTGTCATCAACATTTAGATCAGCTGATAATGCAGGAGCATAGTCAAGAACACCAGCCATATTAAGAGCAGATGCAACATCAGAACCACAGATTAAGATGTTACCTTTTCCTCTACGAGTTGCTTTTGCAATTTCGTTGGCATCTCTGTCAATCTGGAAGATAAGACCTTTAAATCTTTCAACTGACCAACGACCATTTGAGTCTGTGTCTAAGTTGAATGTTCCAGCAGATGATGTGTTGTTTTGAGCACCAGCAGTTGCTGTATAGTTAATTGTTCTAACTACTTCCCTGTTGATTTCAGCAAGGATTTCATTAGACAGAATGTTTGATAATTCTGTTTCTGCATCTAAACCATGAATTGCTTTTAGGTCTTGAGCAAGTTCCATTGTGTACTCAGCTTTTAATGCACGAGTAACAGCAGTTACAGTAACTTTCTCAATACTGAATGCCATTTCTGCAATTGAGTTTGCAGCTGCATCACCTAATGCTTCACCAAGTGCAGTTGACATACCTTGTTGTACGGTATAGCCTGAACCAGATGAACGGTCTGTTGGGTCTGAACCAGCTTGGTCAGTACCAGCTGCACCATCAACAACACCTGTACTAAAGTTTGCTGTGTTTGCAGCCTGTGAGAACATTGCAGAGTGAGAAGTGTTTGCTTCGTTAAGGAAAGCATCATCTCCACCCTGATCTTGCAATCTTGGTCTCATTGCAAAAATGAGTCCTGATGGGCCTGACATTGGTTGAACACCACAGATATCATAAGCAATTAAGTTAGGCATAGAACGTCTAACTAGACTTATTAATACAGGGTCAAAATTATCAACAGAAGAACCTGTTGCGTTAGTAGGAGCAGCCTCACCAAGTAGTGTAGGTGCTTGATATCCACCAGAACCGAAACCTTGTTCCTTAGCAGATAGTTCCTGTTGTTCTAGTAGGTGAGCAGTAACTGCTCTTTTGTGAGGAGAATCAATCTTTGGTAGGTCTGGATGATCTAGTACAGGCCCCCACTTTTTGTTCAACTCTTCTTTTAAAAACTCAGCCATTTAATTTGTATCCTTTAGCTGTTAAGTGTTAATATTTACTTCTTTAATGACCTAGTTAGTGTATTAACATAAGCACTCATAGTTGGGTCAGTACCTTCATCAGTTTGATCTTCTTCAATCGGAGAATCAACATCAATGTTGACCTCTGAACTTAAATCTTCTGAACTTTGTTTGAAGTAGTTTTCTTTAATTATGTTTATTTTTGAACGATAGTCATCTTGATCTTCAAATTCTACATTAGTGGCTAGATCACGAAACTTTTCAATTTCACTTTCTGTTAAACCGCTTGTACAACTATCGAATGTTTGTTGACACTCAAAATCTTTGATTTGTTTATTGAGTGTAATGTTGTTTTCAGTTTGCTCTTTAAGATCAGACTCTAAGTCGTCAACTTTAGAAACAAGCTCTTCAACAACATCAACTTTCTCCTCTGGAATTTCAACATAATGTTCTGTGAACAATGCTTTTAGACCAGATAAGAAATCTTCTGAAATCTGTCCACGAATGCCTCTTTCGATGGCAATCTTATTTTCTTCTACCCAAGAACCTACAACGTAGTCTAAGTAGTCATCTAACTTTGTGGAGAGTTCTTCTGCAATCTTTTCTTTTTCTTCTGCAAGATCAGACTCTTGTGAGTCACTTATTTTTGCAAGAACTTCATTGACTTTAGAGATTACAGCAGTCTCAAATATAACTGTTGCCTTAGTTTTAAAGTCTTCAGTAAGTTCGTCTTCTGAATTGAAGATTGCATCCATGTCTTGAGACACATCTATATCTTCTTTGGTGATTTTCTTAGAAGCAATTTTGACGG